CTCCAACCAAATTGGAAGACAATCCAGCAATCTTTACGACAACCCTATTCGCTTGTAATTGCACATTATAATCAGCAGATATTATATGATTGTCATCATTTATAGAAACTTGAGTATTAGCATGTTGATCAATAGATGGCTCAAAGAATCTATAGAAGTGCTCATATCTGGCTTTATTTTCTTCATCCAGATACAATCGACCAAGATCGGCAAGAGTTATTTGATCTGCAATTTCCCTAATTGACGCCTCATTACCATAAAGGAACGGGTAAATGGTCAGAGGCTGCATTACAGCTTCTGTGTACCTGTCAGCAATTTCGGAAGCAGACATCGCTTTTCTGTAAATAAGAAATTCGTCAAAGTAGATATCTCTTATAGTTGAAGGTGCAGTTTCGCCAACCAATTCAGTAAAACTTGCACCACGACCACCAAATGTCGCATCCGACCCCGACCAATCCGCTATCGTTCCCGACAACGCCGTAGAATCCTCTAAAACGCCATTCACGTAGTACGAGAGCGTTGTTCCGTCAAAAGTCGTGGCTATGTGGGACCATGCGGAAGTAGACAATGAAGTTGTAGATGATACAGACTCTGTGCCTGACGAGGTGATAACTTTAAACCCATTAGATGCAGCATTAGAATAGAATTCAAAACCAGCAGTAGGAGAAGCGTTAGCCCAAGTGCTTAAGTATTCACCATCACCAGAAAATGCAGCAGTAGGCTTTATGTACATTTCAAATGACCATTCACCAGTATAGTTATTGCTTGAAGAATTCATTACATTCCAAGAAGAATCATAAGGAAGTCTTATGTACTTATTAGATCCTAATAAACAAGAGTAGTTCTGCTCAGAGGAAACCAGTCCGCCTTCTAAACCAATTTCTCCGCCACCAAGATACAAAGCATAATTTGATTGCTTATTTCTATCTGGAGTAGGACTTCCACTAGTAAGAGCCTGGTATGAGGCATCTCTTGAACCGATTTTGTCTAAAACAGAAATTGTTCTACAGTCTGATGCAAGAACTGGTGAAACCGAACCACCGTCTAGTTGATAGTTGAGAGCCATCGAAAAGTTCTCACCAGAAACAAAAGCTTTAGTATGGAAAAATTCAATCCTTATCTTATAAGCACGACCGGCAGTCAAATTTACTAAATCAGATTGAACTGTTTCTGGAGTCGCGGGATTAGTGACATGGTTTCTCCACTCATTTAAAATCAAAGTATCGTCTAAATAGATTCTAACTCCGCCATGAGAAATGTCTACAGAAAGAAGTTGATCACCAGTTTCTATTGGTATATAAAATCCATCAAAAACACCGTTGTAATAAGTTGAGACAGTTTCACCGCCATTGTCGGTATAAGTAAAGTTTTGTAAATCAACAGCAAGACTGGTGTTGCTAGATATGTTTGAAGAATTGCCCACAAAGTCTGGAGATATAGAAACGGTCACCCCTAAAGCTTTTTCAAGTTCTGTCAACTTCCTGTCTAGTGCATCAGCCTTAATATCTTTAACTTGATTCAGAGCATCCGATGGCATTGAAAAGAATCTTCCTCGAAGCCCGTCAGAAACAGTGATGGTGTTGTTTGATCTATCTCTAGTCTCTTCGTTAAAATCAAAGTGAAGAATTGACTCACCTTTTGCAGCAGAAATGTCAAATCTATTTATACTATCAATATCTGCTTTTGGAAAGTTGGTCATCATGAGCAAACTTTCGCAAGCATCAGATACAGTTGTCTTATCTAAAAAGAACCCCCTAGAGACTACCTTTTCAGACATAAACTTTGTCCAATCAATAGCGTTTGCAGCAACAGTCATATTCTGACTAGATGAACTCCATTCATCAATATAAGATTCCATAAAAGCAGGATACTCAAAAGTCTCAAATCTAATCAAACTGTCTACTGCATGAGTGCGAGCAACTGAGTTGTTGTAGCCTCTTTCAACCACATTTATTGTGTATGTACCAGTTGTTCCTGAACATAGAACATATTCTTGGTTGGAGCTGTCTGGCTCAATAATCATTACAAAATAATTACCAGCCCCGCCATCTGGTAGATCATCAACATTGTCAACTGATATAGATGTGTCCGAAGCATTGAGTGCAGAACGCAAGGTCTTATCAATGTAATCGTATGGCGACTTTACAATTTGCCACCCAGTTGTAGCATAAATTTTTAAGTCTTTTTTCATTAAAGGGCCGTAGGTGCTGGAAGACCCGTAGATATTAAAATCTTTACCCGCATTGTCAAAAGTAAAGTTTAATCCGCCAGAGCTAGATCCACCAATAGGCAAACTTGTTTGATGCAAATCTCTAATTTTAGAAGAAGAATAATCAATTACAAAATCAGAAATATCCTCTTTAAGTAAAATATTTACTTCCTGAATTCTTGCAAAATCTTCTGGATTCTTAGTTGTAATAACTTCAATCTCGACTCTGTATATAGTTTGAGTTGAAGCCTCAGGTGCAATAACATGATCCCTATAATACGAACCATCAGCAATTGTGCCAACGGCTGTGTAAACCGGGTCTGCCGCCCCAGAGTCATTGCTTCTTACAGTAACTCTATATGTGTCAATCTGACCATAGTATTCAGATGTTACAACCCTAACAATATTACATCTGCGAGAATCAAATTCAAAAGATACAGTGGGATTTGAAGCAAACTCATATCCAGAATAAGTAGAATGAGTGTTGGCAGTAGACGCAGTGCCCGACCACCAACCAAATTCATAGTTGTCAGAGTTGTCTGATGGCATAGCAAACCAGTTGCCATCTGCTCTAATCACCTTCCCATTAGCATCTTTGGCACCAGCAACCCCCCAAGTGTAAGACTGCCTTTCAATACCATTCACTGCCTGCTTTGGGGCAAAAAAATAGCCAGAATCACCCTGAGAGTTGCTTGAATGAGCGTCAGTAGTTGAAGCCGTCAAGTTTGTAAGATGTCTGCTATCCATCCAATCAATCACAACTTTAGGCTTTAATCTTTGAGAAGCAGCAGAAGTCTTCGATGTAAAAGTTGAAGTTAAAGTGTTGTTATAAATATCTTTAGTAAGCATTTACACTTCCTCCAACTCAAGACTACAATCCCACAAGTAAAGATCAGTATCAACATCTCGCCTGATAAGACTTTCATTGTAAGACCTCACTACAACATTATATACTGTTTCAGTGTAAGGAGTAGTTCCGTCAGAGTCCATGTTTAAAAACTTTAGAACATGGATGTCTGGGTCGCTCGCTAGTTCCCTAATCTTATCCCTGCCAAACTTAAGATCTACAGTTTGAGTTCTATCACTTGGTAGATTTGACCAACTTATAGAGAAAGTCTTTCTGGGAGATTCAGTTTTGTAGTATCTAGATCTTGAAGCCTTCCAGTTCCTATTTTCAGCATAACTATGAACTACAGAAATACTAGACTGCCTATTATGTTCAGTCAAAGGTTTACCATCAAGTATAAGTAGCGGACGAATCTGCTCGGTATCTTCAACAATATTGTCGCTGAAACGAACTGCGCTGACAGACAGAACGGTCGCTGCGCCTGTGGGCTGTGGATTAATATAAAGAATTTCCTTACCGACAGTTACAGTGATTGCTAAACCACTAGTTTGTACGGAGGCATAAAGTATTTCTAGAGCAGTCGTAGTTGCAGAAGATTCAGCAGCGATTTCGCTCTCAGAGTAAGCAAACTTGTAGGCTGTTGGAGTTGTAATAAGTTCAGCAGAAGGTGTTGCGTTTGAATAGGCAAACTTATATGAAGTTCCAGAAGTTGTACCTTCTCCACTTACTTGAGAATTAGCATAACCAAACTTGTACGCTGTTGTTGATACAGATACATCGCCAGAAGCAGAAATCACAGCCTCTGCAATTTCAAGACCAACAGTTACTACAATAGTACCGGCATCAATGCTAGAAGTTGCATAAAGAATCTCGGTACCAGAAACGGTTACGTTGGAATTAGCAGAAATGTCAATCCGACCAAGCAGTCTTTCGTCTGCACTGACAGAAACATTACATTCAGCAGAAAGCGATGCTTCTGCGGTAACAACGTTTACGTCGCCACCATAAAACTTTACACCAGTAACATCAAGTGTTAAAGAATATGTAGGATTAGTCCACCTGCTCATTATTCTTCCTCTATAACCAACTGTACATCATAATAAGTACATTGTGTAAGTAAATCTCTTCTTACAATAGTTTCTGAGTACGAAGATATAAAACCATAAAATTGCTTATTTGCTCTAGTTGGTTCATCTTTATAACTAACAAGAACTCTGGGGGACGAAACGGCAAGATTCTCTAAAAAGTTCCTACCAACACGACCATCAACAGTTTTTTCTGATGTATTTGGTAAATATGTAAAATCTAAAGATAAACTTTTCTTATTCGGTTGATAAAATCTCCTAAGACGACCAGAGGAAGTTTCAACATCAGAAGCGTTTAGCTCTTCTGTAATTGATGCAGACCTACCATGATTAGTTATTTCAGTTCCATTGATAGACACAAAGACTGCTAAAGATGTTTG